ATTTTAAAAAATCTAAACGAAAAATACTGGGAGTTGTCTTACGTAGTGAATGGTAAAGAAGTAGGCTATCTCTCTTTTATTAATCAACTAAAAGAAATCTTTTTCAAAAATAATGGTTGGCAAAGTGTGCTGAACGCATTTGTTAATGAAAAAGCTAAATTTCCTTTTGGAGGAAGCGGATATTTATTTGAAATCAAAAACAAGGAGGTAACACAATAATGAAAACGGATAAACAAATGACAGACGCCCAAGTATTTAAAGTAGAGATGACTTTTTGGGAAAAACAAAAAGAAAAACAAAAAGAAAAAATGATTAATCAATCTAAAAAATTAGATGAATTAGTTGAAAAAATAAATCTTGAATCGACTTATCAGGTTGTGGGAAGATATAGAGGTCAAGATATAGAAAATGAAATTATCAATGGTTATGGATTGGAGCGATTAGTGTTAGCACCAAAAGATAATTTAGATAAAATATTTTTAACTCAATTTAAATATAATAATTTGTTTAGACAATTACCTAAAAACAACGGATGGGTAATATTTAATCCTATTACTAACTGCACACTAACGAGAGGAGGAGAAACACTTGAGTAAAGAAGCTATGAAAAACTGGGAGGATACGACAGGTTGGTTATGTGACAACTGTCTATCCTCTAATATTTATAAACTACCAATCATGGACGAAATGGATATTTTTTGTAGAGACTGTAATTCCAAAAACTACCAAGTCAGTGAATGGTACATCAATAACCAAAAGGAGAAAAAATGAAAAACAATCCAGCTATGTATCACTACTTAAAAATATTAAGAGATGCAGTGACCAATCCAACAAAAGCATATTTTTTTAATTCATGGGACTGTGCGAGTCCGAAAGAATGTAGACAGTATGCAATTAGTAAATTGAAAACTAAATTTAAATACTCAGACAGAGTAATTATGAAATTAATTAATTATTCAGTTGAGTCGTTTGATGAGCAAGGATTCGATAAAAATTGACCACGGAACACGGATCATGGATCAAAAAGCCTTGTTTTAAGCCATTTTTTAATGCTTGCATTGTATAAGATATTATGGGATAAATAAGTATGAAAAAAATAAAAAACAAAAACCAAGGAGAAAAAATGAAAAACAAATTAAACATTGTAGATTTAATAGCTTTAGCGACAGCTAAACCGCAGTTGTTTAAGGACAATAAACAGTTAGCTTTTGTTTTGGATGTGAAAATGAAAATAATTAATGACATGTATAAACAATATAAAAAAGAAAAGGGGGTTCAATAATATGAAAAAACAAAAATTGCTTTTAGATAGCCAATACAAAAAACTTGTAGAAAATTACAAAGTCCAAGATAACACTAAAAGTTTTAAAGCAGTTGTTAAACTATTTAACCCTACAGGAATTGGTACCTGGTATTTATCAGAATTAAATCCAGAAACTAATGTAGCTTTTGGATTGTGCTGCTTACAAGAAAAAGAATTCGGATATGTTTCTTTGGATGAATTAAAAGAATTCAAAGGTGTATTTGGATTGGGGATTGAAAGAGATGCTTCTTTTGATCCAAATAAACAAATGAACGATTATGATTACTAAAAAAATAAATTACAAAGGTTTTGTAATTACCAAAGATCAAATTAGTAAAAGATTATTTGAAACAAGTTTATCAAAAAACGGAATTATAATACCTAGATCAGATTTATTAAAATATGAAAATCTTGAACCAAGTATTTATAATAAAAAACAATCTGGTTTATCTATTAAAAATTATAAATTGTTAATTGATAAATATTTAATAAAGGAACAATTATGATTAATAAAACTTTTGAAGGCTATCACATTTCCAAAGGCGCTGATGATATATACTGGATCTTAAATAAAGGTAATGATTTTATTCAAAACTTATCTTTAGATTTAGAAACAGCACAATTGAAAGCTAACGAAATGGTGGGAGAAGAGGTTCCTGTAAGTATTTGGCACAGAACAAAAAGCAGATGGGTTGAATATCCTAAGCAACAAGATGCACACGTTAAATCTCATTTTAATTATTTAGAAAAAATTAAATTTGATGAATTAAAAATGGATTGTGATGCAAGAAATTATGTTGGAGAGGTTGGTCAACAAATTACTGTAGAATTAACTTTGTTACGTAGATCTTGTTTTGAAAATGATTGGGGAATTTCTTTTGCTTTTAAATTTAAAGACAAGGACAACAACAGATTTATTTATTTTGGATCTTCTAAAAAAGTTCTGGATGCATTTAAAGATCCATATGATGTAGCTACTGTTCAAGCATTAGTAAAAAGACAATACATCAATGAATATTTAGATAGATTGAGTGTGGTTCCATACAAAGTAAATCAAATCACTAAATTAAAAATTATTAACAACAAAGGAGCATAACATGGACGAAAGAACTAAAACAATTGCGATCAACAAATTGGATGTAGCATACAGAGACATCCCAAATTGTGATGATCAATTCACTGTAATGAAATTTATTTTAAATTGTTTAAGTGATCAGCAATTGCAAGAAACAAAAAAATTAATTTCAAGTTTTAACAAAGGAGGAAACTAATGAAAACAATTAAAGTCGAAGTCAAAAATGTTTATGGGGTAGAAAGGATTTATCCAGTATGCGAGTATGCAAAAAAATTTTCTATGCTTACTAATACTAAAACATTGGATAAAGATAATATTCGAATCATTAAACAATTGGGGTTTGAAATTGAGGCAATAAGGCCTCAGCTGTAGTTAATTGCGTCTAAAAGTGTTGAAAAATAAGGGTATTTTAACTATTGTCATTTATAAGATTTTATGGGATAAATAGTCATGAACAAAGGAGAAAAAATGAAAATAAAAAGTGAATACAAAAACAAAATAGCAAAAAAACTTTTTGATGTTGCTTGGAACGATGTTGGATCCTCTGGTATGGATTTTGATAGTTTCAGGTTTGCAGCAGCTTTGATTGAAGCAAACGATTTCAAAGGGCTGTACGCTATCATGGGCAACATGCACAGTATCCCTAGAGAGTATATTTACAAGTTACTTCCAATAGCTAAACAAAAAGAATATCAGCAGGAGGTAGGCTATTAATGTTAAAAACAGTAGGAGCAAAACCTTTAGAAATTCAAGTGAGATATTTAAGTAGCGTTAAAAAATTAAATATTAAATTGTATCAATTGTTCAAACAGTGTAAATCAGAAAATATTATTTACAATGGTGAGTACAAAAAATTAAAAAAATTTTATAGAGGAATGATGTATGGTAATTTTTATTACGATTCAGATATCTATTCTTCTGTAAGTATCCAAGAGGTTCCTGTTTTAAATAGATACAAAACTCAAGTTTGGCAAAATTTATCAGATACTATTTATTCTACTTTAAAAAAATGGAATAAAGAAAATATCAAATTTGGTAAAAGACCTGTTCAAGATACACAAGAGTACAAAAAGAAAATGATGGAGAGAGCATTACTCTCGGACATCGGAACATGCGGATACTGTGAAGCAAAACAAGAAATAGAAAACGGTGTTATGTATGATCACGGTTTTACTATTGGGAGAGGTTTTAGAGATGGTGTTTGTGCTGGGGCTGGTTTGAAGCCTTATGAAAGAAGTCCAGAAGGAAAAGAACTTTTGGTTAGCCATCTAAAAGATAAAATTGCTTTTATGCAAACAGAAAAACCTACTCAAAAAACAGTAGAGTTCTTTAACAGCGATGCATTCAAGTACACTCAAGAAGAAATTAATATCTTAGGAGACAAATGGAACCTTCCTCAAGTAGGAGATTGGAAAAGCAAAGGAAGAGAATTTTTCGATGTTCAATTGTGGGGAGAGGTTACATTAGAAAAGTTAACTAAGATTTTTAACAAAACTTTGCAATATCACATGGAGTGGTTAGACAAAGAACAAAATAAATTAAATAAATGGAAAGCGGTGCCAACTTATAGGGAGTTGGCATTAGCTAGAAAAAACAAAGGAGGAAAATAACATGGGGTACACACACTACTGGAAACAGTATAGGAACTTTGATGACAGAGAGTGGTCTGAGATCACTAAATTTGTTGGAAGACTTTGTAGATCTAAAGAAGGGAAAGCAATTCTTGGAACTACAGGTCAAGAGGATAAATTACTCATTGATGATTCAGAAATTATATTTAATGGTAAAAGAAAGTTTAATAAAGATTGCGAGACTTTTTTATTATCTAAAATAAAACCATTACCAAGAGAAGAGTACGAAAAGAAAAATGGTTATTCTTTTCAATTTTGTAAGACTAATGAAATGCCTTACGATAAGTTTGTGACCGCAGCATTGATCATAGCTAACAATATTGCGCCTAAAGCATTGGTCATAACATCGGATGGATTTAGAGAAGATTGGAGAGATGGACTGGATCTGGCTCATCAATATATGATCGGTCTTAGCTTGCCTAATAGTTTAAAAACTAAGTCGGATTATAAAATAGCTTAATGAAACTTGAAAAAAAAATTAGTATCAATGATTTAAAGGCTATGTGTATTAAAAACATTTTATCTATACCAGACCATCCTGATCCAACGAAACGATCGATATTAAAACCAAAAATTTTAGAAGCGTTAAACAGTAAAAAAGCAGGAACTGGTAAACAGGACCTGCTTTTGAACTATGATGATTAATTTAAACCCAAAGGATGAAAATTGGTTATCATTATACCAAAACTAGCTTTATCTGTCACTAAAGCGTGTTATACTAATTTGATACATGGAAACTTTTATTATGATAGTAATGCTGTGCCATCTGGACTTTATGGGCCAGGAGGGATGTATTCCTATGACACCAAACCCACAAATTTACTACGATTCTAAAAAAGAGTGCATGGCGGCGGTTGAGAAAAAGATAGACGACATGAAAACTGTAGCTATTTACAATAATATACAAATTACGGGCATTTATGCGAATTGCCTTGAGGATAGGACCAAACCTAAAACTTAAAAGACCACGAACCACGGATAACGGACAACGGCAAATCCTACTATAGAAGTTATACAGATATTTGGACACTACTAAAAAATAAATGAGAAACTAGTGTACCTCTGTACCTCTTTAATGATTATTATTTAATATCAATAACTTAAGTCAAAAATAGAAGTGTACCTCTAGTGTACCTAGGTACAAAATAGTGTACCTCTAACTATGTTCTTGGTGCTCGTCTAACAAACGGGTCTTACTATATTGATTAATTTTCTGTATAATCTCTTTAATAGAATTTGAACTGGAGAAGTTATTATGAGTGAATATGAAACTAAAGACACTACTAAATCTGAAAGAGAGAAAAAAAGAAAACGATTTCCGATGATGCCAAAAGATGAATTTGATATACGATTTGAAAATAATCCTGACTTTGATACTCCTGATATGAGTAGGGCTAAGACTGGCGGCTTGATGAGTTGTTCTGGCGGTGGTATTGCCGTTCAAGGTACAAAATTTAAAGGTATTTTTTAATTATGGCAAAAACAGCTGGTGTAAAAACTAATATTAAAACCAGAATTGGTAAAGATGTATATAAAACTTCTAACGGAGAAAATATATCTGAAAAATCTGTCACCTTACAAATGGACGATAAAATAATTAATGTCCCTAGTGTTCATAATGGAAAAATTTATACTAAATCTGAATTACAGGATAAATTAAATAAAGACGAAATCTCTCCAACAAGCTATCATAAATCTTTTGAAGAAGCTGGTGAGGAAGCTAGTTTTAGAAGTAGCACATTAATGGATGATGAAGAAACTTATGGTAAAAAACTTTCTGGTAGGCAAGGTAGTTTTAAACATGGTGGTTATTGCCGTGGTGCTAAAATTGCAATAAAGGGAACAAAATTTAAAGGAGTTTTTTAATGAATAAAAAACCTGGGCTGTATGCAAACATACATGCAAAGAGAAAGCGAATTGAAGCTGGTTCTGGAGAAAAAATGAGAAAGCCTGGCGCTAAAGGCGCTCCAACTGCAAAACAATTTAAACGAGCGGCTAAGACAGCAAAGAAAAAATAAATGGGACAAAAACCTAAACATGAATTAACGATTGATGACCTGACTATGAAACAACAATTGTTTGTTGATAAACTCATAGAACACTGGGGACAAAAAAATAAAATGGATATTGTTAAAGAAGTTTATGGTGAGCCTGGCAAAGAAATGTCTGACAAGTCTGCGTCTGCAATAGGTGCAAGACTAACTAACAGAAAACTTCATCCACATGTAGTTGCGTATCTTGATAAGAAAAAAGCTGAAGCTGTAGCTGTATATGAAAAAGATAAATTAAGACGCTACAAAAGATTTGAGTATTATGCGAATAGTGCTGCTTCGGATAAACAATGGGCATCCGCAATCAACGCTGAATTTAGATCAGGCCAGTTAGCTGGTTTGTTTGTAGATAAACGAGAAGTAACTGTAAGTGGTCTGGAGGGTATGAGTCGTGTCGAACTTGAAAAAAAGTTGGAAGAACTTTCGAAAAAAATCGATGGGCACAACGCAAAAACGATCGAAGCCGAAGTCATCGATTAGCGAAGAACAGTTTTGGGAACTGTTAACAACTGGAAAGATAGGAACTAATGTCGGATCTGTTAAAATTATTACCGAAGAAGATAAAGATTAGTTTTTCTGACGTGGTCGTTGGTACATCCAGCGACAGTAAATTTACTGAAGAAAACTTTGGTGAATATGATTCTCGTAATAATAAAATAACAATTGCTACTAATACATCTGATAGAGATCTTGCTAACACACTACTTCACGAATTGATCCATGCATCAGTGTGGTATGGAGGACTGAAAGACGAGGGTGCCGCTCTTGAGGATGACAAGCACGAGGAGCATGTGGTAAATGTCATCACCAATCAACTGTGTCAAATCTTTAGAGACAATCCAAAAGTTCTGACACTCATCAAGAAGGGTTTGATAAATAAAAATGGCAGATCAAAAACGAGAGACCAAGTTATGGAAACACCTCAAAGAGTCCTTGAAAGATATACGTTTCACAAGAATAGAAAGTAGGACTATTAACGGTATACCTGACCTATATGGGGTATACAAAGGTAAGTCTTTTTGGCTAGAGTTAAAAGCTGATTACGTCAGTTATCCTAAGCTATCTAAGTGGCAGCTATCATGGATTAATTTACATGTTAAGGAATGTGTACCAGTTCTGATCTGCAATATAGCCCTCTCGCAGAGAGCGCTGAAACTTTATAGAATTCGTGCGTGGGTTGAAAAACCACAGGACTTGGTTCCTGATGCGGTGTTCCCGATGCATGGGCAGTGGGACAAGGTAGCACAAAAGGTGTACGAAATGATTTCCGATAAGTATACAGTTATCGGAACAACTGCACACGAACCACGGTAGTGGTGCCATAAAAGATTGCAAAATCGATTTTTGTTTTATCGATTCAACTTGTGGTTGAAAAAAATATGGTACCAGAATTAGGTGTAAAGGTGTAAGTTGAATAGACGCAGTATAGTCTGAAATGATATAACTTAGTAAGGTTCAAAAAGATGGTAGAAATTAACAATAATAATTTAGTTACATTATCCGATGAAGAATTGCGAGATATCGTTTTACGCAAACAGCTGCAGTATATAAAATTATGCCAAGATGACTTTCTGACTTTTGTCCAAGAAGTTTGGCCAGATTTTATTTATAGAAAAACAAATAAAAAATCTAAATGGGGTCACCATCAAATTATTGCTAATGAGTTTACTAAGATAGCTAATAAAGAATTAAAAAGGCTCATTGTGAATATGCCTCCTAGGCATACCAAATCAGAATTTGCTTCCTATTTATTTCCCGCTTGGATGATAGGAAGGTTCCCTAAAATGAAAATTATGCAGGTATCTCACAACGCAGAACTTGCAAGTAGATTTGGTTCTAAGGTTCGTAACCTAATGGATGCCCCAGAGTATAAACAAATTTTTGGAGATGTGAAATTAAGAGAAGATTCCAAAGCTAAGGGACGTTGGGAAACAAATCATGGCGGTGAATATTTCGCTGCTGGTGTTGGAGGTTCCATCACAGGTCGTGGTGCGGATTTATTGATTATTGACGACCCACATACCGAACAAGATTCTATGTCTGACACTGCAATGGAACGGGCGTACGACTGGTATAGTTCAGGACCTCGTCAGCGTTTACAACCTGGTGGAACCATTGTGGTAGTTATGACTAGATGGGCACAAGATGATTTAACAGGAAGGCTCATCAAGGCTCAAAAAGAAGTGAAATCAGATCAGTGGAAAGTAATTAATTTTCCAGCCATATTAGAATCAGGGAACCCAGTGTGGCCTGAATATTGGAACCTAGAAGAATTAGAAAAAGTCAAAGCGTCTATTTCTGTTCACAATTGGAATGCCCAGTATATGCAGGATCCTGTTGCGGAGGAGGGTGCCATATTAAAACGTGAGTGGTGGAAAGTTTGGAAGGATGAACGAATACCTCAACTACAACATGTGATTATGAGTTTAGATACAGCTTATTCTAAAAAAGAAACTGCTGACTATTCTGCAATAACTGTTTGGGGAATATTTTATCCTGTAGAAGGATATGAGCCCAATATTATTTTATTAGATGCACAAAAAGGTAGATGGGATTTCCCAGAACTTAAAATTGTAGCTTATGATTTATATAGATATTGGGAACCAGAAAGTATTGTGATTGAAGCAAAAGCTACAGGACAACCATTAATTCAAGAGATGCGTAAAATGGGAATACCTGTATTAGATTATGTTCCTGCCAAAGGCCGAGATAAATTTACTAGAGCCAATGCTGTAGCCCCTATATTTGAAAGCGGAATGGTATGGGCACCAGACGAACATTGGGCAGATGAAGTGATTGAAGAATGTGCTGCATTTCCTCATGGTCAGCACGATGACTATGTCGACAGCACCACACAAGCTATGTTAAGATACCGACAAGGCGGTTTAATCAGTACATACTCCGATGAAAAGGATGATCCTAGATTAGAACGAGAATATAAATATTACGCAGGTTAGGAGAACTTATGGCAAAGAAAAATATAGATACTGAAGTTGAGATAGAACTGAAAGAGGAAACTCCAAACGCATATCCTTTTATGAAAGGATTAAGTCCTATTACTCATTTACGAAGATTTTTGAAAAAGAAAGAACTAGAAAGAAAAAAAGAATTATCAGAATCTGAATCTGATAAAGGTATCGGTTTATACATGGAACCTGAAAAAGTTTCTAAGAAACATGGTGGAATGATTAAAGCCAGAGGAAATAAATTAGCAAGATCTAAACCAACTAAAATTTGTTAAGGAGAAAACTATGGAACCTAAATTCAAAAAAAGAAAAAGAAGAGATCCTAACGCTAAAGAAATTGCTGATAGGACAGCTGTATTAGGTACAGCTGCAGGAAAAGAAGCTGATAGGACAGCTGTATTAGGTACAGCTGCAGGAATGGCAACAGAGAAAAAAGTAATGCCAAAAGAAAAACCAAAAGATTTTTATGAAGGAGAAGGTTACAAAGGATCCCCTGATATGTATCCTGATTATGAGGAAGATAAAAAGGAACTCAAGAAATCTAAAATGAATTATGGTGGATCTACCAACAAATATAAATCAGGATCTTACGTAAAAGTAAAAACAAAATTAGCAAAAACTAAACCTTGCAAATTGTGCTAAGTTTGGTAGGAGAATAGTAATGCCTATTGAAAAAAATAATGCGGATCTATCTTTAGAAGAACAGATCGCCAAAGAAGAGGCGCTTGCCAATGACA